CTCTTTGTTAAACTTTATAAATAACAATTTTATTTCGAAATAAAATTTATTAAGGAGAAAACAAAATGGCATTTCAAGTTTCGCCAGGTGTACTGGTTCAAGAAATAGATGCTACTAATGTTATTCCTGCGGTCTCAAGTTCGACAGGTGCATATTGTGGTCATTTCGGTTGGGGTCCAGCCGAAGAAGTTACTACTGTAAGTACTAATAAAGGACTTGTAGATTCATTCGGGGAACCCGCAAATACAGACATAGCTGCTGAACATTTTTATCCAGCTGCAATGTTCTTAGATTACGGGATTGACTTAAAGGTAGTTCGAATCGCGACAACTAGTATGGTTAACGCGACTACAACAAGTGGACAGTCTTTATTAGTAAAGAACTTAACCCACTATAGAGCAAATTACAATGATGGTTCAGCATCAGTTGGTAATTACGCCGCGAGATACGCCGGAGCTTTAGGTAATACACTTAAAGTTTCAGTATGTGGTGGTGCTAATCCATATGCTCAAGCTAGTGTTACTACAACTAATGGAACTTCATCAGCTGGTGGTACTTCAATCGAAGTAACTCTAGGTGAGAAATTCATAGTAGGTGACATCATAACAGCTATCGGATCTGATACTGTTAGATATAAAATATCAGCTATTGCTTTTGATTCAGGTTCAACCGGAGCCGCAACAGTTACTTTAGCACAAGAAGACGATTCTACTCAAGGATTGGATGCCGCTGTCGCCAGTGGAGCAGCCTTATCTAGAGAGTGGGAATTTGCAAGACAGTTTAACAAAGCACCAGGAACATCTACATACGCAAGTAATAGATCAACAGCTGGTGTAACTGATGAGATGCATATTGTCGTCTTAGATGAAGATGGAGATATCTCAGGAACTCCAGGAACAGTTTTAGAAAAATATGAAGCAGTATCAAAAGCTTCAGATGCAAAAGACGAGTTCGGTGCTACTAACTATTATGTTACTGTTATTGAAAATCAGAGCGAATATGTTTACTGGATGGACCATAGTTCAACATTTGGTTCAGCTGGTTCAGCCGCTTCTGGTGTCACATTTGGTACAGGTACATTACCTGATTCTCTTTCATTCACCGATGGTGCAGATGGAAGACAACCAACTACAGCACAAAAAATAACAGCATGGGATACACACTTTGGTAGTGCAGATAATCAAGATATCAGTTTAATGATATCTGGTTCAAATCAAGCAGATAATGGAAGTGGTTCCGCAGTAGTTACGAGAGCCGAAGCTACTAGTTATTACAACCAATTAATGAATATCGCAGAAGACAGAAAAGATTGCGTCGTATTCTTTTCACCAGTCAAGTCAGATGTGGTTGACGCCGGAACAGCCGGTGCAACAAACACTAAGGCAACTGCAGATACTCTAAACGGATCAAGTTATGCTGTCATGAGCAGCAATTGGTTATACATATACGACAGATATAACGATAGGTACATTTGGGTACCAGACAACGGATCAGTCGCTGGACTATGTGCCAGAACTGATTATACGAATGATGCATGGTATTCACCAGCAGGATTCAATCGTGGTCAAATATTTGGTGTGACTAAATTGGCATACAACCCAACACAAGCTGATAGAGACGCTCTATACAGAGCTAGGGTTAACCCAGTAGTTACATTCCCTGGACAAGGAACATTATTATACGGAGATAAAACACTAGTTACTAATGAAAACAGTGCGTTCTCAAGAATTAATGTTCGTAGATTGTTCATAGTATTAGAGAAAGCAATTTCAACAGCAGCGAAAAATCAGTTGTTTGAATTTAACGATTCATTCACAAGAGCTAATTTCAGAGCAGCTATTGAACCTTTCTTGCGTCAAGTTCAAGGCAGAAAAGGAATCTATGATTTCAGAGTTGTTTGTGACGAGACTAATAATACAGCCGGTGTAGTTGATGCGGCACAATTTGTAGCTTCGATATTTATCAAGCCAGCAAGGTCAATCAACTTCATAACATTAACCTTTGTTGCATCTAGAACTGGTGTAGACTTTGATGAAGTCTATGGTATATCTGGTGCAGTATCAGAATCTAGCGTATAAGGAGGAATAGAAAATGGCAACAATAAACCAATTCAAAGCCAACTTAGTAGGCGCTGGTCCAAGAAATAATAGATTTGAGGTATTCATACCCAAAACAGGTAATAAGATTCAGTTTTTGTGCAAAACAGCAGCTTTACCTGGTCAAGTTATTGAACCATTGGAGATTAAATACAAAGGGTTGACTGTTAAACTAGCGGGTGATAGAACTTTTGAAAATTGGACAGTTGGTATTTACAACGATACAGAATTTTCAGCAAGAACTGGAATTGAAAATTGGATGCAAGAAATTGTTCCTTTAGATTCAAGTGTAGGTCCTGTTGGATATGACTATATGGTTGACAAAGCTACTGTTTCACAATTAGGTAGAGATGATTCAGTTCTCGCTACTTACGAATTTTTCAATATGTGGCCAACAAACCTCGGAGCTATTGAGTTAGATACTGAGGGTGGAGACGCTGTTGAGATTTTTGATGTAGAGTTCGCTTATTCGCATTTTGAAAGAACTCGATAAAAAGAGTCCTTTTGATGGGATATAAATATTAGTATGGAATTATTTGGATTAGAAATAAAGAGGAAATCGGGCGACGAAACTAAAGCACAGAGTTTCGTCCCACCTCAAAATGATGGGTCTGTTATCGAGATCGGTAAAGACCATGGTATGGGTGGGTTTGCATCCACTGGTGGAGTCATTGGTCAATATATTGACATGGAAGGTGGAGTTAAGAACGAAGCCGACCTAGTTACAAGATATAGGCATATGTCTCTGGTACCTGAATGTGATGCAGCGATTGAAGATATAGTTAACGAATCTATATCATCAAATGACTTAGATGCACCAGTATCTATTAATTTAGACAGGGTGAATCATTTTAGTGATGGCACTAAAGAGAAAATTCGTGGAGAGTTTGATGAAGTTCTAGAATTATTAGGATTTAGAGAACTTGCACATGACATATACAGAAAATGGTATGTTGATGGAAGACTCTATTATCATAAGATGGTAGAAACGAGTAATACTAAAAAAGGTATTCAAGGTCTGAGAGCTATTGACCCTCAAAAGATTCGTAAGATCAGAGAGGTAGATAAGAAGAAAGACGAAAAGACTGGTGTTGAAGTTGTTAAGCAAATAGATGAATATTATCTTTTCAACGAACAAGGGTTTGACAAGAGTGGTAATAACACAGGTCAAACAGTAAGAATTAGTCCTGATGCTGTGACTCACATAACATCTGGACTACTTGATTACAACCAGAAAGTAGTAGTTGGTTATTTACATAAGGCCATGAAGTCTGTAAACCAACTAAGAATGTTAGAAGATGCTCTAGTTATCTATAGGATATCAAGAGCTCCAGAGAGAAGAATCTTCTACATTGATGTAGGTAACTTACCTAAAGCGAGAGCTGAACAGTATTTAAAAGAAGTACAAACAAGTTATCGTAATAAGTTAGTGTATAACGCTGACACAGGTGAGATAAAAGATGACAGAAAACATATGAATATGTTGGAAGATTTCTGGTTACCTAGACGAGAAGGAGGCCGAGGAACTGAGATTTCAACACTACCAGGTGGTCAAAATCTCGGTGAAATTGAAGATATTTTATATTTTCAAAAGAAATTGTACAAGTCTCTTAATGTACCAATTTCTAGATTAGAGACAGAAACAGCGTTCGCTATTGGTAGAGCGACTGAGATTTCTAGAGATGAAGTCAAGTTTTCAAGATTTATTGATAGACTTAGAATTAAATTCTCTAGATTATTTGACGATATTTTAAAGACTCAACTGATACTTAAAAATATAGTAACAGAAGAGGATTGGAAGAAGTCAAAAGAGTATATAAGTTATGACTTTCAAAAAGATGGTCATTTCGTAGAACTTAAAGAAGCAGAGATATTGAGAGAAAGAATCAATACTCTAGAACAAATGGACCAATTTGTCGGTAAATACTATTCTGAACAATGGATAAGAAAAAATGTTCTTAGACAGTCAGAAGCCGAGATAGCAGATATTGATAAAGAAATTGAAGCTTCTGGAGGTGATGATAGTGATGATGACAATATGGACTTTTAATTTAGGAGATTATGATGGTAGATAAAACTAGAGAACTTGTAGATCAGATAGCTGACGCTAATAATGTTGAAGCTGGTGAAACATTTAAAAATGTAATGCAAGACAAACAGTTGGATGCTATTGATTTGAAAAGAGTTGAAGTACAACTCGATTGGATGAATAACAACGAAACTAAACAGGAAGACTAACATGAAAAGTTGGACACAACCCGGAGACGGATTTTTAAAACCTTTAGAACTTAAAGAAGACATGGTGTTAATGGATTTAAAACCCAGACATTATAAAGCATTACATAAAGAATTAAGACGAATTGAAAAACAAGCTGGATTTTCAACAATGGAAGATGGTGAAAGTTCTCTTTTTATTACTGATATCAAAAATCAAGGAAAGGCTGTTAAAGCTATAGAAGATTCTTTAAAGAAATTGAGAATTAAAGAACCTAATGATGTTGATTTTAGAAGAAAGGCATAATAGGAAGTAGTAAAATGAAAACCTTTGTAGAACTTAGACATCAATTAGACGAAATTACTTATAAACAAGATAAGAAGAATCATATTTCTTCTACTAAAATTAAGAACACAGAAGTCGCGTATCATGCTGAAAGAAAGGGTTCTAAAAAAATTCGTGTGTTCGTAAAACCTAAATCAGCTAAAGATTGGGAAGAATTGGGTGTGTTTAAAGATATGAATACGGCCAAAAAGTCCGCGGAACAATTTGTTAAACTAATGGGTGAAGATATTGATGAAGGAGTCAGTATGTTATCACGATTAGTAGAAAAGGCACAAGATAAATTTGAACAAGAAATGTCTGAAGCTAAAGAACTTGATCAGAAAGTAATTGACAAAATAGCACAGATGACAGACAAGAACGATCACAATGCTAGTGTATTACTTCTAGCTAGAATGATGAGAGAGAAAAGAGTCGAAAAGATGATGCTTCTCTTAATTCAAATGCATAAAGAAAATGGTTCTATGTCTAGTGATATGATAGCTGTCAGAACTGGTATGTATCAAGAGCTTATGAAAAAAGCTAAAAGACAATATTCAAATTATAATGATTTGTACAAAGCATTTTAAGAGGTAAAAAAATGAAATTAATATCAGAACAATGGTCCGATGATGTAAATTATCTAGTCGAAGAAGACCCTAAGACAGGTAAGAAAAATATGTTTATCGAAGGTATCATGTTACAGACAGAAGTTAAAAACAAGAATGGTCGTATTTATCCTCTTGAAGTAATGAAAAAAGAAGTTAAAAGATATAACAAAGAGTATATCGAACAGAAAAGAGCCTATGGAGAATTAGGGCATCCAGAAGGACCAACAATTAATTTAGAAAGAACATCTCATTTAATTGAGAGTTTAGAACAAGACGGCAAGAATTTTGTCGGTAAAGCAAAG